CAAATGCTGGAAGGCTCCATGCTCCGTCGAAAGCGTGTTCGTGTACAAATACTGGTGGATGACCGACCGCAGCGCATCGCTCCGCACCCCAAAATGCTCCTTGGGATACGTGGGCTTGCGGTCTGTGCGAATCGCTGGCATCTGCCCGATCCACATCTGCGCGGCAACTACAGGCGTCCCCAGCGCCGCCGGGTTCTCCAATCCATATTGGATCTTGTTGAAAAATTCACTACCCATGTTTTCTCCTTACTCCCCCTCTCCCAGCGGGACATCGTACCCTTTAGGGTAGAGGCTGGGGTGAGGGAGAAATCGCCATCGTAAATTTATCGTGGTGGGGCAGCTTATGCACTCACCGTCAATTGACCCTCGAGTCGTTCCTTCACCTTCCATCGCACCAGGAAACCCCAGTGCATGTCTTCGTTGCCATACTTCAAACCGATCGGTCCAGCGATTGCATCCTCGCGGTCGTCGATCAGGAAATATTCGACCGTGTTATTCAACCGCACATGACTGACCGCCGCCTTCAAGATTAATCCATACCAGGGCATCAGCGATGGGATCAGTCCCTTATCCAAACTAGGCGCCACGTGGAACTCTGTCACACCCGTATAGAATCCAATGTGTGGACCGCCCGCACTGTACTCCGGCTTCAACCATCCCGGGATCGTCAGCGCGATCGGCTGCGTCCCCAGCGTCAAAGGATCGATCGCAGACGGGAACTCCGCCTTCTCGATCAGCATGTACGACCGCACCGTCCCAAAACGGTTATCGCTAATCCGCCAGATCTTCGCCAGTTCATCGATCCATCGTTCAATCATTTCAGCGCCAGCTCCTTCACCACCGCTTCATTCGCCATCGCCATGTCCGCTTCAATGATCGGTTTCATGGCAGAATAACCAGCCGCCATGAAACCGCGCGCCGATATCCCTGGGTGAGTATCGATATATTTACTTAGGGTTGGCACATACACATTCATGGCATGAGGCTTCGCCCCATACTCGATGATATTTGGGTGCCACGGGTCAGAAGCATCGTACCAGCCAACGCGCCCTGTCATACTGACCCCGCTTCCTGAAACCTTGGAACCAAATGTCATCTCTGCATAACCGGTATCCTGCGGGATCGTCGGTCGAATGCGATCTTCCAACGCCTGCACAGCACGCTTCAGCGCCGGCCGGAAGTGTTTCTTCAACACTTCCGGGTAATATTTCAATAACTCGATCTGGCGATCCAGATCGGTGGATGTCATATCGACTTTGATGCTCATCCCGCACGCTCCTTGGTGGTTTTGAATGTGACGTGCGGGATCATCGCGCCCTCGGGATGTAATAATTTTTCTTGATCTGCTCGATATCGAAACGTGGAAAGATATCGTTGTAAAAAACGACACCGGTGTCTGCATTACCAGTGCGTCCCTGATATCCGCTCAGTGCCTTATTTACGCTCAGCGTCGCGATCTCTTTGGTCAATAACAACACATCATCAGGTACAACATATCGAGAGATCGCTGTAGTGAGCACATGCACCGCTGCATCCGTTCCATTCATGCCGCGTTCCACATTCACTGTGCGATATACATCCACCGGCGCATTGTCAGCATGCAGCACGCGCCCGGTTCCATTCCACCCTCTGATCACCGATACCTGATCGCTCCGCTTGTCCTTGATCTTCATCTGCTCGAACCCGATCCGCAGCATCTCGCCAGTGTTTAATAATGCGCCATTATCAACCGTGACGATCTCATCATTGGCGCTGATTCCTCCGTTCAGCAGTGTCACGCTCTCGGTTGGATCGCTCCAACCGCTGACAGACTCCTGCTCATCGCCGATCAACAGCACCATGCCAGGCGAGACTCTTCCACCGTCAGAGACCTTCAGCGTGGATTGCGAATTACTTTGCTGAGTATCATTCTGCACCGTTGCGCCGATCTCGGCGCTGCGTTCGTATTTGCCCCAGCGACCTTCGACCTCAATACCATCCTGCTCAGTACTCCAGTTCGATAACGATGCATTTACCTTCACTTCGATCTTTCCAAATGGGCCATTTGCCCAGAACCCGTGATCGGGTTTGAGTAGGTAGTCGCTCGCTGAAAGCGTAACCCCATCATTCGAGATCGAAACGATAGCCAGCAGCGATGGCGGAATGATCAATTTGCCAGATCCATTGCCGGTGAAATAGTTGGTCATCGTCACAGGCAGGAACCAGCCAATATCTTTCTGCACCCAATCGCTGGCGTCCTTGATCGCCTGGAACATGCGCGCCTCGTCCACGCCAGGCGCCTGTTTATCGGCGACCAGGTCATTGACCGTGCAAAACCATTGAGCGTATTTCATGTGCGCGCCTCGGTCGCTGGGACAAAGAGTTATTTCTTGGGGCTTTTATCGACAGCCACAGCTGCGGGCTTGGTCTCACCGACCACTTCCGCCTTGTTGATGCCGATCAGATATTTGGCATCCGCGATGGTAATATCTTTCGGAGCTTCGAAGAGCTGCCCCTCATTGGCATGTTCGCCAGCGACGATGCAGGCGCGCAGGATTCGGATCTTGATGATTTTTTCTTCCTTGTTAGCCATGGTCAGTTTCTCCTTATGAGTGGGCTGGCTCTTCACCAGCCCACTTGAATTTTTTGTAGTCAGCACGATCTACAACTTAGGCTGTCAATGCATCCAGCATCACAGCAAACGATTCAGCACGCCGCGCGGCAACGTCCACATCCTGGAACGCCACCACACGATGCCCGCCTGATGTACCCAGGGAATATGGGTCAAGCAGGATATCGATCCCGCTCCAGAAACCAATCAACAGATCCGCCCAATTACCGAAAAAGATCGCCGAGCACACACCGCTCGAAGAGCCCTTGGTGAGCGCGCTCGAAACCTGGTTGGTTACATGGCTCGGGTATCCGTTGAGCGGCTGCTCGCGGTTGTCTCCCCAGATCGGGATATCGCCGTATGTCGCGTTGCGATAAGTGTTCTTGAGTTTGTAGCGCACCTTGGGGTTCGTCATATAAGCCAGGCTCCCAACATCGGCATTGTCGATGGCTACCTCGCGTTCGAGCGCGGTGATATGCACCCATGTGGGAGCGAGACCGTTCGTTCCACCGGCAATGGATCCAACACCGCTTGTCGCCGCGATACCAGTCGGACCATTACTGGCACCATGCAGACCCGCCGCATCGATGGCACGCGCCAGGATCGCGCTTAGATCGGCGCGTACAAAATCCTCCACGCTCACACTCGATTGGTTCATCAGTTTGCGTGTGTATTCCGTAAAACCTGCTACGCTCTTGGGCTGCATGAGCAGTTGACCAACGGTCATCTGGCTCTCTGACGGGGCATTGCCTTCGGTCACCCAGTAGGCAGTTCCGGCAGCCGTCTGCTTCGGGAATGCCACATCACCCACCAGGTCGCTGATGACAGTGGCGCCGGCCATCTCCAGCATCATGCGGCTGCGCAGCATCTCGATCATGCTCTGCTGCTGTGTGGCTTTGAAATAACCACCCGCCGCCACGGAACCAACATTCAGGTCGCGCTTTTCGCGTGTCACATCTTCAGGCACCAGGGCGCCTTGCGGAGTCTTTCCGGTGCGCTTGGCAACGGCATCGCTCACTTCGGCTTCGAAGGGCGCAGCCTGCCGCCAGTTTTTCCCGTTGGTCATCTGCGCGCGCAGGATCGTCATAATCGAATACTTGCGTAGTTCCGTCTGGCTCATGCCGATCATCCCGTCCTGTTGTTCCATCAGGGTTATCGGTTTACTGCGCAGATTTTCAAATCCCTGCACGCGGCTCAGTATTTCGTCTCCATCGTTGATCTCCTTCACCTTGAGATCATAGGCATTGCGGATCTCGGGTTTATCGAGATCCTTCATCATGCCTTCGCATTCAGCGATAAGCGCGGTGCGCTTATCGAGCATTTCACGAAGATTAATGACTTTCGTGGTCATGGCAAAATTTCCTTTCAGGATAGATATTTGATTTTCAACAGGTCCAGCCGGCGGCGCTCCACTTTAGTCTGCTCCTGCAGATCGTTCGGCGACTCCCCTGACTCTGGCTCCTGCGTCAAGTCAGGTACTGGTATCTGGAGTTCACTGGCTTTCGAGCGCGCGTTGGCGCTCGCTTCCGGATACGCCCCAAACGTGCACGGACCCACATCGTAGAGCGTATCGACTTCCTTGATGATCCGCAGTGGTAGTTCGGTATCGTTGGCGCTGCGGATCCATTCTTCAGCGCGCACCGTGAAAGAAAACGAGGCCTGGCTCACGTCACCGCGCTTCACCTTACGATAGATGTTCATCGCATCCGTGTCTTCCAGGTTCACGTCGATCACATAGCGCAGTGCCGTTTTCGTCTCCTCGAGAAAAAGCGTCTCGGCTGTCGTCCTGCCCAGCACATCGTCCCAATTGTGGTTATAGGCTCCGATCACATCCGGCTTCTCAGAGAGCAATCTCTTGAACGCACCGGGTGCGATCATTTCACGGAACCATGAACCGATCACGGTTTCCTGATTGAAGATTACAGCCTCACCCTCGATGGTTGGTTTTTCTGCGTCACCGGCGGCGCGCTGTGCAATGGTTAAAAATCGGCGTTCAATTGTGTCACTCATGGCTCTCTCCTGCTAATTGATTGGCAATCGTTTCATCGGCGATGGATGACATCGTTTGAATCGTTCCATCCATCAAACGTCTGAATTCATCTCCTCGCCGCGCACAATAAGACAAAATTAAAGAGTCCGCCTGTTCGTCCGTGATGAGGCGCGCTCGTATAAGCGGTTTAATAACAAGCTGCATGAACTCTGGGTAATCTCGCTTGTAAAATTCATCCAGCCATGCATTGAGCTTGTCCGATCTGCCTTCGAAACGTTTCAAAACATTGTTCAATTCATTCGTCTCACGCTTCAAAATGCGCTCTGCAGCATCCAAAAATAGCGGTTTAAAGTCCTGATTTCGCGACTCAAGAGCCTCCTCAGGCTCCTCATTTCGAGCGGACGTAGGCGGGGTCTTAGGCTGATTAAGGGACGGTATCGGCATACCATCATCGCCTAAAACAGCCATGTTCATCGGCACAAACCGCCGATCTCCCATTTTCCCGATCGTGTTCGCGTTTTCTTTGCGCAGCACATCGTTGATCGTAAAAATTCCATTACCAAAACCTGTCGCATACGCTGTAAATCGCGTTGTTAGGTCGCCGCGTTCGATCGCGTCCACTAAAAATTCGGAGTAATAACCCGCCTTGCGCTCGCGCTCCAGTAATAAACTACGCTTGATCTGCTGCTCAAAATTCACCAGCCATGGGCGCAGGTGATAGATCAGAAATTCGAGCGATTGGTGCTCGATATTGGTAAAGGTGGCGTTGCTTAGCTCGAACAACAGGTGAGGCGGAATGCCGAACATGCGCGCGATCTCGATCACCTGGAACTTGCGTGTGTCTAAAAACTGGCTGTCCTGTGGGTTGAAACCGATCTTCTCGATGCTCATGCCCTCTTCCAGGATCGCGGCGCGATGCGCCTGGTTGAGTCCCTGGTGCGCCTGCTCCCAGGATTCGGTGATGCGGTCATGCACGTCATCGTCGAGCGTTCCCGGATGTTTCAGAACCACGCCAGGCTCAGCCCCATTGCCAAAATAGGCAGATCCATACTGCTCGGTGGCCTGCGCCAATGCCACGGCATTGCGGTGCATCGAGAGCACAGAGAGTCCCCACAATCCTTCCTTGGTCAATCCACGCAAATGCCACACCTGCTCCGGTCGCAGCACACGTGGTTCGCTTCCAAATTTCTCAGGCAGTGTCACCACGTATCGTAGATCGTGATTTGTGTTACGCACCAGACCAACGCGGTCCACACGCAGTGGCCACAATGATTCGATCTGCCCGGAAGAGTTAAAAACGATCTCTGCCAGTCCATTTCCACGTCCAAAAACATGCGATGCCAGCAGGGAGATCAGGTCAAAGCTCGTCATCTCATCGTTTGGCTGATCGTGCAGCAGGTAATACAGAGGGTGTTTTGTGGCGCGCTGGCGGTCTTCACCACTTTTTTGATAGGTGATCAGCGGCAGGGAAGCCACCATGAACGACAGAAAACGGATCGCCTGGAACACCGTAGTGGAATTCATGGCATTCTCTGGCGTGATTGTCAGCCCTGTAGGGGTAGGTCCGCCGCCTCTGGCTTTTCGCCAAAGATCTTCGGGCACAACAGTGACAGATCGTTGTTCGAACAGCATCGATTAGCTCCCTTTTTCGCGTTTCACAACGCCGCCATCTCGTTCTGCAGCATTCCGAAATGCCGTGATCAGCAGGATCGATCCGGCAGCGATCAATCCCCAGGCGAAACCGCATAACAAGGCGATGCCAATGGTGAGACAGATGAAACCAAGCAGAAAAATGACTTCAGTGGGTCCGAGTACTATTCTTTTCATGAATAACTGCCAAACATCTCGATCAATGGACCACTCATCGCGAAGATCCGCTCCGGATGCGGGCACTTCTCGAACACCGGGCGCCATGCTTTAAAGTGCATTTCGAGCGGATAATCCATCACCGGGTGATAAAAATCAGGTCGTGGATGGCAATATTTCGGCTCTCCCTGGTAACAATCCATGCCACACAGGATCACCGGCTCGCATCCCAGATAACAGGCCAACCATGTCGCCAGCGAGGATGTAAAACCACCGTTCCAATACCCCGACCCACTCAGATCTATGTCCGAAAGCGGCGTGATCGAAACCTTTATGCCTTGATAATGATTGACCGTCTCGGTCAGTTCCGGCAATATCTGCGCATTGGGGATATCCATGAATACCAAAAATTCTGGATCGCAAAAATGCAATGCATGATCGTTCACGCTGATCAATAAGGTGTCCTTGGGTAAACGCTTCAAGTCTCCGGGCAGTGACGGACCTCCGCCCAAAACGGCAGCCGGTCGTTTTAAAAACTGATCGCGCAGGTCCAGAACAGAGATCATGCTCTTTATGCCTGCTTCAAGAATTTGGCACGGATCTCGAACGTGAGATTGACGATCGCACTGATCAATTCACGTATGACCACGACGAGAAGCGATTCGTTATTGATCAAGGGGATCACCTTCACATACGCGCGTATGCCTTTCACCTGTTCCACATAATTGCCGTCATCGTCAAAAAGCGCACCGCCCTGCTCCGCGACTCTTCCCCACTCCACCTTGTTGGGATCCTTGGGAACCAGGCACGCATATGGCACGCCATCGATGGAGATGATTTCATAAGCATACTTCAGGCTCCCCACCATATCCGCGCGCGGACTATTGGCACCGCCCCCGATTGGCTGTGGTCGGTCAAGGATCTTCCACCCAAACGGCTCTGTGACGATCAGGCGGAATTTTGGTTGTAGATCTGACATGCTTTTTCCTTTCACGCCTTGGGATGTTTCTGTAACACCAGGTCGCGGTTGGTCTTCAGTAGTTCCTGCATGGCATTATCCTTCTCCTGCATGATCTTCTGTCCGTCAACCAATGCAGCCTGTAAGTTAGCCACCACGTGGTTCACTGTATCCAGTTGTGTGCGCAGTATTTCTGTGATCGGCGTCTGCTCTGCCAGGCTCCGCAGCAGATCCAATTGTTTCGTGGCTCCCGCCAATTGAGCGTCACGCGCGTCCAATCGTGCTGTCAGAATTTCGATGGTGCGCGTCTGGTCCGTGTTGACCTTTTCCAGCGCAGTATTTTGCTTGTATAGATCCACGTTCTGACCCTGCATTTCCTTCAGCAGGTCAGAGACTTTACCCGTTGTATCGACTTCCTCAGCTGCGGTTTCCGCCGCCACCTTGCGCCGCATAATCCAGGCTGTGACGAGCGAGCTGAGCACCGACGATCCCAGGAGAATACCAATCAGTGTCAGGATCTCAGGCACCATGGTGATGGTTCTCCTCTCACCAGCGATAGAAAGATCGCAAATAACTCCGGGTCAAACCACGCCTGATGCCGGGTCATGATCCCCACAGCTTCCACCGTGCTGTAACTGGATCTGTAGGGGCGGTCTGTATTCAACGCATCCCACATATCCGCAATCGTTACGATCCGTGTGATGATCTGGATCTGTTCGCCCTTCTGCTTGTCGGGATAACCGCTGCCGTCCCAATGCTCCTGATGGTGCAGGATCGCGTCCGAAATCTCCTCCGGCAAATGAATAAATTCCATTGCCTCAAAACCAAGTTCACAGTGTTTTTGCATCTGCGTACGCTGCGCTTTATTCAAACGGCCCGCCTTATCGATAATGTTTGGGTCGATGAATATTTTGCCGATGTCATGCACATCTGCCGCATATCCCAGGTACAACAATTGCATGGAGTCGAATTTCAATTTCTCTCCAATGCGAAGAGCAAACGTCCGCGTTCGAACCGCATGATCTTCAGTTTCAATTGAATGCAGGTCGCCGAACCTGCGAAACGTGCGTATGACATCACTGAGAGGAATCTCCATGCTCGTTGTACCAAACAAAAAGCGCCCGACGACTCAAGGCTTGAGTCGTCGGGCGCATCATCTTCCGACAGCGTCCCGGTCTACACCAGGACTGCATTAGTTGTTTCCGGCATTATACCCCCAAAGGAAACATAAACATTGCAATTAAACGACAACCGCCCGGAGTGAGGGGGACACCCAAGGCGATTGCCAACGCAGATTATAGGTCAATCACGCGCGCTGTCAAGAGATAAATTTCTTGTGCATGCACCTGGTGCAGCTGCAAAACAAGAAAATCTTGTTTCCGCCGGCTCGATCATGGCAAACAAGAGTAGACTTCATACATCCTCGCCCTGTTCGCCTGGCGAATAGGAATTATTGGTTGTATTTTCAACACGGCTCAGTTGCAGTTCCAATTCTTTGATACGCTGCTTCAGGCGTTTCACGCGGTTTGGGTCTGCATACAGACTCTGCGGCCACTTCAACGCATCCTTCATCATGTTTCCCAATCGTGCCGCCTGGTCACATTCGTTGACAGTCCTTCCCCATGTGCCCACATGCTGCATATTATTCTTCGAATCGTAGGCGTAAACGATCACGTGGGAATAACCATATCGGTTGGCAAGTTCCCGAAGCGCCTTGATGGGTAATCTCATGGAAATCTCCTTCACTATCCTCGATCTTGTCTCACCGGTGCGCAATATCTTGCACAAGAAGCGGAAGCATAGGACTATCTTTCTTCAATCCTTGCCCTCGGCGCTTTCATGGCTGATATTTTTGCTTCAATAACCTTTGACGTCTCTTGTGCCAGGTAATGCGTTCCATTCGTAAGAATGATCTCCGATGTTCCCCCCATGCGTTCAATCACCACTTCAATCAGTTCAACGTTTAAATAAAAAGTAGTACCGCCTTCATTCTGGAGCTTTAGTAACATTGTTTATCCTTTCTTGTTCCTGCCGGCGACGTGGCTGCCGCACAAGATCACTCACCACTTTCTCGTTTTCCCACCACTCGTAAGCCGCGCTTTTTATAAACACTCTCCGTAGACTTGTAAAATTTTGCCCTCGCCATCGCACACACCCACGCAATCATGAGATCGATGCGTTTCGTTCGGTCCAGCCCCCTGCCCTTGTGCTCCTTTACCAGCTTCTTTTGATCATTCCCGTTTTTGATGATCGATGCGTTGCCGAAACACCAGCGCGCTACCGGGTGCGCCTCGTGAGTCAGCATGGGCAGCTCCTGCACCACGTGGCCGTCATCGTCAAGCATCTTGCGTCTTTTTTTGATCAATACCTCCACCTCGTTGATCGGGTCCGTTAGCGTCGCGTAATGCTGCGGGATATCCACGCACGTGAGCTTCTCCTTTTCCATGTGCTGCCATAGTTGGGTCGCAAATGTCTTATCGCCATCCAGCTCCAGTACATTATAGAGTTTTCGCACTTCCCTGACACGCTCTTCGATGATGTCGTAATCGATCACGTTCCCATCTGTTGGCTGTATCCATCCAGCGGCAGCCCACTGATCATAAGGCACGTGGTCCTCGTCGATACGTTCCTGCATATTATCACGTGGAATCCAGCAATCCCAGATCACGCGCCAATCGTCGAAAGCCTCTTGTGGAGGAAACACCAGGCAGATCGCGCTCAGGTCCGTTGTTGTCGAGAGATCCATACCCAGGTAACAATCCGCTTCAAGCAGATCCGCCCGCGACCAATCCCCCACTGTGACGTCGAATAAATCCAACGACAACCAGGATGTTAACTTGGTAGTCACCCACTGGTTGAGATTCAACCAACGGAAAAGCCTTTCATCTGCTGGATGCAGCTTCGCCTCGTTCGCCAGATCGCGTAGATCATCGATCTGCAACGTGATACCCAGCGATGGGTTTGCCCTCTTCCAATTCCCTTCGTTATAGATGTCGTCACCGTTGTACGCATGGATGACGGGATACCAGGTGTCAATATCTTTGGATTTATCCCCCGCCTCTCTCGCCTTTAGAATTGATTCGGCTTTCTCGTGCACTTCCCACGCAATCGAGACTCGGTTCGGATCATCACCGGCAGTTGTCAGGAACACCCACAACGGTTGGCGTCTTGCCAATCCCGAACCCTTTAGCATCACATCGTATAGATCTCGATTAGGCTGTGTGTGAAGCTCATCGAATATAACAAGTGAATTGGAAGGGCCATGTTTTGAATATGCTTCTGAACTGATGACTTCCAGAACCGTACCGGTTTCCTTGTTCTCAATGTGTTTTTGGCTATCCGTGATCCTTACCCGCTTGATTAATGCAGGGTCTTGTTCGATCATTTCCACCAATGGTTCATAAATGGTCTCTCTGGCCTGATTTTTGTCGCCGGCGCATATTTTAATTCTTCCATGAGGTTCATCATTCCGAAAAAGCTGCAAATTTCCAATTCCAGAACTTAACCCGCTTTTTGAATTCTTTTTCGCGCATTCCACATACACATAACGAAATTGTCTTGTCCCGCGATGGTTCATTGTGCCAAATACGTCCCATATGATTTGTCGGTGCCACGACATGAGTGTGAAGGGTTGTCCATGAAAATCCCCTGTCAACTTCAGTAACTCAATGAACCTAACAGCACGCTGCGCCTTCTCTTTATCGAATGTCATATACGGTCTTGATCTCTTCGGTTAAGTCGTGGCAAGCATTGTGCAGGTCAACTCGGACATCTTCCGGAGCATCTTCCCCGAGATATAGCAGCATCGATGTCACGATCTCAATCCAGCGAATCGCCAGCTTCGACAACCTACGAGACATCTCGACTCTCCGACATCACAGCAATATCCATATCTTCTTCGAGAACCATCACCTTATGTTCCTTGTTTGGGAATAATTCCTGCTGCACACTTTCCCGTAAATGCTTATATGCTTCATCAGACAACACCGTCTTACATTTCAACACAACAACATCGCCGGGTTTAAGCTCAAGCCGCTTTATTTCCGTCACGGCAATGTCAATAACTTTCACGTTGATAGCCTTTGCAAATTCATTAGCCATCAGCATAATAAAATTCTCATCTATCATTTCAGAGATCACGCCGTAAGCAATAGATCGAAGAAATTTTCTAACCATGTTTATCCTTTCAATAATTTATCCATCTCGCTGTCAGGCTTTTCCTCTGGCTTCTCCGGTGGTGCCACACCCGCCCGCGATCGCGGCGTCAAATAAAGAGATTGCTCCATTGCCAGCAGCATCTTCCGCTTACCATCGAGGCGCGCGTCCATTCCCTGGAACTGCTTCAGCAATGCGTTCGCCTGAGTAAGCGCATTGAAATAATTCTTCAGGTTCTCATTCGTTGGTTTCAATTTCGCGAGCCATTTACTGTGCTGATTCCAAAGTATTGCAATCGCCTTGCGAAATCCCTGAAGCTCCACCAGTTCTCCCTCTGCCAAACAGTACTTGATCAAAATATCTTCATCGAACGCGGTAATGATCTCGCCCTGGATCTCTGTATAGAGTCTGATCGTGCGCTTCCAAACTTTTCGCGCGTGCGGGTGATCATCAAGCGCGCGGGGTGGCTCCATGCCTAGTTTCGTAGTGGGCTTCATGGCGCTTTCGGCAGACTCTCGATTTGCTCGATCTTTTTTCGAGTCGTGTCGCTTATTGAGGGATGAATCCTTACGGGCTGGCATTTTGGTTATGGTCAGGAATTTTTCACATTGGGGAAAATTTTTCTTCCGTCCTATCAGCGACGGTCTATAGGACAGAGTCGTAAAGATTTAATCCCCCCTACCCCGTC